GCCATCTGCTTAGTGAATGGGATCAAAGTATAATCGGGTCTTGGAATAGTGTTGTCCGTTGGGATCGTGTACTCATCGATCACCCGAGAGATGAAGTAGAAGTCCTCAATGGCGCTGATGACGATGTTCTCAGACTCAAGTTCCTGCTCCTCCTTTTGAAGCACCCTAAAAACAGCGTTACTAATTCCGTGTTTGGCATAAGAATATTTGAAGCAATCCCCGACCTCCAGTTGAAACGCCTTACGATTAGCCACCAACTGCAACATAGCAAAGGGATAAGAAGATTTAAGAAGATGCTGGCGCCCGCCCCAGACGGCATTTTTATTTGTGGTGAAGAGGGCAAGTTGTATGGTCTTTGAGACGACTCTTCCTTGAACGCCGATGTTGCCAGTATCCACCGCGATCGGGTCAGCTGTTGATTGTCTAATTTCTACCGTCATATAATTTATCCTATCTCAAGAGTGCTTTTTAGTCGCCTTTCGATACCATAATAATTACAAAGATAGATGTAGTTTCCAGACTCTAAAATCGTATACCAATAGTAATAGCTTGCTGAACCTGGATTCGTGATTACCTTAGTCAGAATCAAAGTCCCATCCAAATCAAATTTCTGGAATACTTGATTATGTGGAATACCAGGGCCTACGTATGTTTGACCTACAGTAAAAATATTGATTCCATCTCCAATACACTTAAAATCACAATCCCAATTACCAACAGATTGATTTCGTCTTTTTTGCCAGATTTCAGCCATTGTTGAAAAATTGATCTTCATTGTCATTCCTTGTGTATCTCCCCGAGAAGGGGAAGGCCCAGAGATATAAAGGAATGTTCCACTAAGAAATCCACGAAAAAGGCCGCCTTGATCTACATAACCAAAAACTGCACTACTATCTGGATTTAATTTTGGTACCCTTTCTACACCAATTACCCCACCATAATTTTGGTGAATATAAACATAATCACCAGACTGAGTCACTCCCCAAGCAGACTGACTAATATTAGCATGCCTTTCCCAAATTAGAGTTCCATCTGATTTACTTAATTTCACTTTCAATACATATGCTGGAGAGGGACTGTCATAGTCTCCCACGGCATAGACATAAGTATCATCAACTACTAAATCTCTAAAAAAGCAACACGCACCTGCTTCAGTAAATGCATATGCCCAACTCAAAGCGGAAAGATCAGAAATTGGCCTTTTATGGACTATTGCAGTTCCAAGTCCATTTTGGGTTTGTGAATTATTTAAGTACCCCGCCAAATATACAAATCCACCATCATATCTAATTGAATAATACGCATCTTGGTAAGTGCTCACCGAAGCATACTCAACCTGCTTTATAAGGCCAAGTGAAGAAATACCAACTTTTGCAACCACGCATTTAAAAGTTACTGGATTATACCCACAAATATAAAAATAAGTTCCATCAGAACACATGTCAAAAGCAACAAATGGAACTGGAGGTTCTGCTCTTTCTCCTAAAATTTCAGAATACTGAACCTTCACCTCATTGATCGTATCTATCCAACTTCTACGAGAAAATGATGGTTCTTCAAGAAGTTTAGATTCATCGATAACGGGTAAACCTACGGGAGAAACATACCGTATCAGCTTCGGGTGAAATTTCCCATCAGAACCATAGCGCAGAATACAGTCAACATGGCTATTGATCGCCTCAAGATAATTCAAGGTGGCTTGATGAACGTCAAAAAGAATGCTGATCCCCCTTCCTTCTCCAAACAATTCTGTTGCAATCGCCAAAAAATCTACGGGATCGACCCATTCTACTGGAAGTCCCGCTTTTTCTATTAACGTATGCCACAAGGCATGAGCAGGATTTATGTCATAGGTCTGGATCTGACTCATAGGTTCATTAAACATTGGTGGAATTTTTTTTATGACAAACGACATTGACGGCATCCGGTTATATTCATTCATAAAAAAGGCGTCGAAGAACGCCCAGCAAAGATGACGGTATCCCGTATTTAAAGTTGGATCGGGGAGTAAGGTTCCGGCGTTAACGTTTGGCACTTGATCATCAGTGCCAAAGTAAAAGACCATTGTCCCTCCTCCTTCGATCTGAATCGTTGCCTCTCCACCAGATTCTGGGCGAGTCAACTCTCCTTCCCAGATTGGGTCTTGATCCCTAAAGACGGTGTATAAACAATCCACTGGCCCCATGCAGATGCCAAGCGCCCATGAAGCGTAATACTTATAACCACTGATCGCCCTAACTCCTTTTGCTGGACGATACCAAATTGCTAAATTAAATTCCTTCCCAAAAAATAACATTTGCCCCGTGATCTTCGCCGTTCCGAGCACGTCAAAGATTGGGTTTCCAATCACGTTGGTCATGATCTGCAGCCCTTGCGGCACGGGAGCACCCGGTTGTTTAACATCCGGTTTGACGGGGTCGACGATCCCGCCAAGAGTGTAACCTATGATGGCACCATAAATAGCACCATACCAACCACCAATAATAAACCCTACGATGGCGCCAAGGATTGCGCCGATCCATTGTCCCGTGCTCATTTTAATATCCTATATGCAAATCGCATCCGCTTTCTCAACCCCTTCTCATGGGCGGAGGCTCTGCAAACCCCAACTTGCTCGATTGCTTGATATAAATGGCCATCAAAAAATATCCCAACGTGTGAGGCCGCCTTCCCATAGTGAAGAAGAACCATGTCTCCGTTAAGAAAGGATTCAAACCCGATGCTCTCGCACCTAAATTCTTTCTCGATCATTTCTTTCAGCAACTCTCTCGTGTTGTGAAGATGCCAGTCCTTCGGATAGTCTGGCATCAGATTCTTTCTCCATTGCAAGACGCCAATCTCCTCAAAAACTCTTGCCGCAAAATAGGCGCAATCACTCCCAAGACCTTTCACGCCGCACTGATGCCGAAATGGTGTCCCCATCCATTCATCAAGAATGCGTTTAAGTTCTTTCTGTTTCTCTTCGTCGTCAAAAAAATATTCCATCACGTCCTCATCGCCGGGTTTTCAATCGGAATGTATGGGTGCCCAAAAAAGTTAAAGATGTTATTGTTAACAAATTTATCCCTGCACGTTGCCGCCCGTCCATCGCATCCTGGATAAGCATCCACGTCGCCATCAGAAATATCATCATCATTAAGATCAAGGTTAATCATGCGATAAGACATCGTGATCGTATCACCCCAGTGAGCGACTATGGTTCTTTTTTCAACTCCAAACTCAACCGTTCCACCGATAAAATAACCGGTAGGTTTATCCTCAAAAGCAGAAGAAGTTAATATAGTTTTCGTCGGATCAAGCGTCACCTCCGTCGTAGTCCTATGACCTTCTTTGCTACATGCACCGGCGGGATTGTCGCATTTCAAATCAAACACTTTCCAATTACAGGTGATCTGGTATCTCTCGGTCGGGATCGGCATTTTTAGGAAGTGTTCAAACCCGACGCACTCGACATCGGCCTGGATCCCCTTAAAAGAGACGCTTTTGATTTGACCAAGAAATATCACGTCAGCCTCCAAAGGCAATTGTTCCCTGTGAAGTTTCATGATCATGACCCAGTATATATCCACGGGATTTATGGCGACAAACTCAAGAACAGGGTCTTCCACAAACGCTGCCTGAATCGAGCACTTTGTAACTTCAAGTTGAGAGTCATAGCGAATCAGTGATCGCTTAATAGTTGCAGGAAGATACTCAACATTCCCAATTCCAAGACCAATGGGTTCTATCGTCTGGGGAGGTATGGCAACATCCCCGCTGGTATAACAATGGGGAGTCTCATCGCCCCGCCAAATGCGGTAAAGCTCAACCGGCTTTCGTTTAGGTGCCTCTTCCTTAGCGACATAACTCGGAGTTAAATTTTTCATGATTCTCCCATTGGCACTTCGTCCAAAATAGTCCTAAAAGAAAGGTCCGTTTCACCGATCATGTCCGTAACGTACTTCACCTCAATCTCGTCGTGATCAAATCGACAGAATAAAAGGAACGACGCCAAAAGCCTTGGAAGTTCCTGACTGGAGCAAGCCCTCCCAATGGGTTCGTCCAACTTTATGGTTGCTGGGTCAGTCATCGGATGAGATGAATCAACAATCTCTTTATAAATGGGGGCTTCCCCTGGCCACATAAAAACTGCGTGCATCCCCGTTTTTGTGCCCAGCCAATAGTCATAAAATTCAACGGATTCTATCTCCAGGGTAGTCGCGCCCGCGCCAAACGCCTGAGTCACGCGGAGATCCTCCTGCCACGTGGGGATCCAAAAAGACCCAAGCCTTGCCATCTGATAGTCAAAGAAATCTAAAATCCTCTGAACCTCGGATTTCTCAGGTGCAAGATGATTTGCCTGCAACCCTAAAGCGGTCTCGATATAATGGGACATTGAATAAGATTTCCCAAGAAAGAACAGCGAGTCATAGGGATGGAAAAACTTCTGACTACCATTTTTAAGGTTCGGCGTTCGATCAAATACATAAAAACCTTTATAATCGAAAAACGAATCTGCGCCTCCGATGTTGCGGATGATCCCATCATCATATTCCTCCACCGCCTCGATCCCCGTCTCTACCATCCGTGATGTGATCACGTTCAACGTTTGACCCGTCTTTATCCGAGCTTTTAAGACCGGGTAAACTTCCGTGTAAGGCGGCCAGGTGTGAGCAAGATCTTCTTCGAGCGTGATTTGCGATGGACCTAAACCACCTGGAGCTATGACCCCAGCATCATATAAACTCAGATCGTTTGGACTCAGCAGAATGCATGATCCTCCAACCTCAAAATTTCTGTCCGCAGTTGATTTTACGCTTAAGATTTTTTGCCCCGAAGAAGCCTGAGATGTTAAGAGCGTCTTATCCTGCCAAAACGGGACGCCCCAAACGTTGTGAAGATTCTTGTGCATCTTTCTTCCTATGTAAGAGGACTCCGTAAATCCTTTAGATAGGATCGAGTAGACCAAAGTTCTTCGAGGCCACGTGAACAAGGCCGATCGAACCTCGTTCCCGTCCAGAGCGGACGAGATCCCCGTCTGCCATTTCCTTCGGTAAAGGATCGGGTTTTTCCAATCTGGTCGAATGAGCAAATGTTCGTTTATCTCTGTCATCTCATTATCTTTTTAACGGTGTCGGCCCTGCTGCTTAGTACGTTGAGGACGGCATTCTGCCCTGCAGCGGAGGAGAGATACCTGTCTATATCTCGCGGGTCCGACACGTTGATGAAGGTCAATTCTACCTTATCTTTTTCCATTGGGGAATACTCCGATGGAACGGGGCCTCCTGCGGCGAGGGCGTAAGAAGGTTGCGCTCGACGAGATGGAATGACTCCCGATAATAAACCCAGAAGTTGCTCTCTCGGGATAGCACGGCTTCGGATAGCTTCCATTGCTTGAAGACCATAGTAGCGAACGGCTGGAACTGGCTGCATATATTCTCCAGCCGTCCCACGAATCGGAATAACATCCGCTCCAGATGGACCTTGGATAAGCCCACCTTTTTGAAAAAGACCGCCAATCAATGAAATGATAGCGCCTAAAATACCTCCGCCTCCCCCCATGCCGCCCAAACTACTCCCACCCGCCGTCGCACCTGCGCCGGTCCCATATCCAAGAGCCTTCAAAATCTCCATCTTCAAAATAAGCATGCCCACGTCTATGATCATGTCCATGATGCTCGTCCCAAAATCTTTCGCAAGTTGCTTGAATGCTTCTCCTGCTGACATAGTCCCATCAGCCAGATTCTTCAAAAAACTTTTAACTGCCCCTGCCCCTATATTTAAGGCATTCGGAATCACGTTTTGAAAGGAGTCTGCAAGCTGCTGGTTGAGGTTGATGGCTTCCTTTCTCGCGCCGATTTCTATCAGCGCTCCAACGTTCATGTCCTTCTGTGCTTGGAGTTCAGCATCTCTTTTTTCATAGATGGTGTTAATTAATTCACGTTGAGCCTCGGTTAATCCTTTTGTAGCTATAGTGATCTGTCTTTCGGCCTCAAGGCTCGCGATCTCGGCATCCTTCATCAATACCCAGTCGCCGGTTAATTCCCCAATCTGCTTACGAAACTCAGCGGTTTCTTTTAAGGATTCTAACTCGCGAACCTGCTTAAGCTTTTCGATCCGCTTATCCATCAGATTGTTGTAAGTTATAAGTTGATCTTTCGTTAACTTGGCGGCTTGATCGGAGAGGAGAAAAACCTGGCGCTCGACCTCCAACCCTCTCGCTTGGGCTGATGTGATAGCATCATAGTCACCAGATATCTCAGCCAACTGCTTGCTAAAGTCTGCCGTCTTAGTCTCTCGTTCGGCCCACAATTGACGAGCATAGTCAGCGGCTTTGGCGTCGATCTTAGCAGTCTCAGCCGAGTATTTTGCTTCTGCCGCCAATCCGAGAGTGCGAAATTTTTCCTTGACAACACTTTGATCCATTCCATCTCGTCTTGCCTGCTCAAGCTCAGATTTTCTCTTCGTATCTAAGTTTGCCTGAGTGGCCTTCAATTCTTCCTGAGCCATGCGGCGATCCCACTCGATCTCTATCAAGGTCACATCTTGCCCCGTTCTTCTCGCTTCCTCTATCTGCATGGCCCTCTGTTTTTCAAGGCCAGACTTAACGATCTCGTTCTGAGCCGCGATCCTCTGCTCCTCGTTCGCGAGCCGAAATTTCGTAAGATCTTCTTGAAGCTTCTTTTGATCGATCTGATCTTTTTTAGCAGCCTCCCCCATCCCGACAACAGCTTTCTTAGCCTCGGGAGTTTTAGCTTCCTCCCTTGGAAAGATAACTTTATTTAGATCTTCGGACTGGCGGATGAGAGAATCTAAGACCTTCTGCTTTCTTGCTCCAAAATCTTCGACAGCTTTACTAAGTCCTGGAATAGCCCCCACAGTAATGAAATTTAAAAGACTCAAAAGCTCGTAGTTAATTTCCATGACTCCAAAAAAGATGGCAGTGACCCCTGTGAAGAATCCCTTAACTCCAACTAAGATCGTTTGTAACCCAAGCCCAATGCCAGCAAATAAAATCCCAAATTCTTCTTTAAAAACTCTTAACTCTTTGATTCCATTAATCAAGGCCTTAACAATATCCATGAAAATGGGAAGAGCGTTCGAAGCAGAAGTGGCCTCGACCAACAACTTTGAAAACTCTTCCTTTAACTCGCTCAAGGCAGACTTTACTTTTTGAAGGTCCTCGGCAACCGACGGCTCATCCATGACGGCGCCCAAGAAGCTTTTCTTTTCTATCTTTTGACGGGTGATCTCATTAATGATCGCCTGCCTTTGCCCTACCTCGTTCAAATATTTTGTGACGGTTCCAAGAGAATTTGCATAACGTTCCGTTACTTCAGCCAAATCCATTGGAAAAGCGGCCTTCAATCCTCGTGTCCTTAAAGTGATGACCGCCTCAGAAACTCTCTCGAAAGCCGCTTCTACGTCGATGCCCATCAACCTTGAGGCCACGCGCGCGGCCTCCATTAATCCAACGACGTCCTCTGGGCTAACCCCTTCGATCAAAAGCCTTTGAGCTTTGGTCATCAACCCAGTTTGCTCAACAAAGACGACTCCGACCTCCTTCATCCGTCGAATCATCTCTTCCCCGTTCACCCCCAAAGATTTGGTCATCATGGCAAACGATTCTTCGGTCTGCTTAGCCTTGGCGCCAACGTCCAATAAAGCAACGCCTTCTTGAATGATCTTATAAGCCACATAAATCGCGGCGGCCGCTCCAAGGTAAGCGGTCTTGATCCCTCCTACGGAGGAGGCGATCATATTAGTTTGCTTTTGAGTTTGATCGGCAAGAGTCTTGGTATCCTTTTGAACCTCTGCAAACTGCTGCTTTAAACCCTTGATGTCAGCAACTAATCGAATAACTAATTTTGCGATTTCCTGCTCATTTGCCATCTAACAACCTCTTTATCTCCTTAAATTTACTCTTCGATGACGCCTTGCTTGGAGCCGCCGAAGAAATCTTCTTGGGAGACAGCGCCTGAATATAACTCTTCCAATCTTTCTGATCCGCCCCGAAAGAGACTCTTAAGGCAATCGCTAAATCAAAGGCCTCCCGCTTAAGATTCTCCTGTGCGGCGCTATAGAAAAGCCACACCTGATCGATCGTATAGCGATGCCATAAGTCATCGAACCCATGGCCTCGTCGGATCAAAAATTCTAAGGCCTCGGTTAACTGGTTACTAACGAACTCATAGCCGCTTTCGCGAGGCCAGAGAAGTTTTTTATTCTCTCCACATTCTGAATCAAGACGACAAGGGCGATGGAGACCACCCGATCAAACTCCATCTTATTAACTTCTTCGATCGAGCGCTCAACCGTTCTTGCCACCACTTCAGGAATGATCGGGCCAAGAGAAGAGACGATGGAGAGAATTTTATCAGGGTCCTCGCCTAAAGACTCAAATTCTTTGATCCCAATCCCCTTCTCCTTTAAGATCATAGATCCTTTAACAAAGACTGGAAGCAGGTCAAAGAATTGTTCGAACGACCACGGCTTAACTTTAAATCCTCCCACCTCAATTCCCGGCGATAAAACTTGTCCCTCTGTTTTTTCATTAGCCATAATCATGACTCTCCAATCAAGGTCAACAGCCCATACGGGCTTTCAGGGTGAGTGTCAACATCTGTTTCCGCCTCAAATTCGAACCCAAATTTTCCGAGTTCATCGCTAATCAAACCCAGGTTCCCGGTGGGAGACAACTTCACTCTCCACCCTTCATAGTGGTAATTTGGACCGATATCGTTCGTTGGCCAGAAGTCCAAAGTCCCGATCAAATCTCCTGAGGTTAGTGGAGCAATGGCGAACGATCCCGTTTGCCCAAAAAGCCAGAGCCTCAAATTTTCTCGATCAAATTCATCGAGTTCAAAGTTGCCCTTGAGCCTTCTGATCTTAGTCCTCGTCCAGTCTACCGTTCCAATTCCTTCGCGGCTCGTTATGTGTTCAATCTTTTCGATCTCAATCGTCAGGTTAAAAGCCGGGGCGTTGCCCACGTCTCTCAAACCCGTCGGAAGACCATCTACGTCGAACCGATCAAACTTAACGATCCCCTTTCCCAAAGTAAAAAGTTCCGTGCTGTGTGCTACATGTTCTGGTGCCATTTCTCTACCTCCTTTTTATGGTATCCGTTAAAATCCTATTTTGCAGGATCATAAGGGTCCTTCCACTTGTGACTATAGGTCATCTGATACACCACTTGCAAAAGCCCGGTCTCCTCATCAACGTACAACTTGTCCGCGGGAGTTGGTTTCAGTCGATTGATCGACCATTCCAATATTGTAGGATCGGTCAACATTATGATCTCGATATCAGCATCCATCTCATCCATCGTATCGAAGGTGACCCACGTCTCTCCTTTTAAGACTACGTGGATAATAAGATCAATTGTCACGTGTACGACTCGATTGTTATCTTTTCTGGATACTGGTTCATCAAAGAAGCATCCCCACGGATATATTGCCGTGTCCTGGTCTATCGGTATCCCTTGCCCCCGCTTCCACTGCTTAACTGAGGTGACGGTCTTTAGAGCCGCCTCTATCGCATCTATCAAAATCGTCTTAACAGGTTTTGACATATTACTCCACCTTTACTCCGTGATCGATAAAATCCTGAATCAACTTTGGTCTAATCCACGCCTTGATATCTTCGGGGTGAATACGAGCCTTTACCCTCACCGATTTAAGCAGAAGAAAGAGAGGGGTGATTTTACCTCTTAATTCTCCAGCCTTTTTTCCGCTCATAATTTTCCGCTTTCCAAAAATGATGAGGTTTCCTGCTTTGCTCTTTGCTACAAAGGTCTCACCCCAAGGGCCTTGTCTTGCCGAACCTCTCGCCACCCCCGCTCCAGTCATAGCCGCCGGTAAAGGGATTGTTAAATACTTCCCCTTCTTCGGAGTGATGGTTGTCATTTGCCCTTTGGGTCCAATATGAACTCGGCCGTAAACCGTTCCAAACGAGATCCCTCCTTCCACGGAACCTTCTTTGATCTCGGTCTTAATTGGAATACAAGAGGCTCTCAATTTCCCTGTCCTCACCCGTAATCGAGTACTGGTCGTTCCCCCAGTCAAATGTTCCGTACGAACGTAACGTTGCATCTCCCTCGCCTGTCGGGTGATAATTCTCTCCGCCTGCTTAAAAATATTAGGGGGGATCTTCCCAATTCCATCGATCTTGCTTTCTTCCATTAAAGAGTAATCCTCCGATATCTATCTAACACTTTTTCCACGTCAGGTAGCCACTCGTCAACGGACATCTTACTGATCGACCCGTCGGGATAGGTGACTGACATCAGACCAAGATCCTTTCTCCTTCTAAATTCATAAGCCGTTTGCTTAATTAATTTTCGGTTCAAATCTCTTGGAAGAGTTTCCGAAGAATAACCGCCGTCATATTGTACTTTTATGACCTTGTTGCCCTTCATAAAATGAGAGAAGTCCTTTCTAACAATCCCCCTATTTTCATAGACCGTATAATCCGCGGAAGGGACCAGATCTCCCGGAGCAAACAACTTAGAATAATCTTCCCAGATTGATACGTTGCTAATATGAAGGTGAGGAAAGTAGAGAGTCTTTCCCCCGCCATCGAGGTAAGCAACCTCGCCTTCAACCAAGATCATCTTCATCCCAATCTCGCCCTCCGCTTCCGCCACGACGCCGTCGATCAAATCTGTCAACGCGGAATCATGCTCCGTAACCGTGTATGGAATCTCAAGCAATGTTTTAACCACATCTAAGGTTATAATGCTTACCGGATTAATGCCGGGCACAATCGAGATAGGCAAATAACCCCACATGAGACCTTCCGGATAGGTAGGATCATAGATGATCAGTGGGGCATGGTAATCTCCAGCCGTTAGAATCAACATCCCAAGGTAGAATCTTACCTCTCCCGTTGCATATCCAACCTTCCCCCATCTAATTGGGTCGGTATCTCCATTGTCGGAATCAATCAAATCGGTTCCAAGTTCCAAGGTCATTCTTGTGGCGCCTGAAAGATCGACTGCCGTTGGCGCTCCAGTGGTGTCATTTTTTAAAATTATGTTGATCACATTGTCGTATCCGAGGTATACAGTTTCAGTGTTCATAGTTTTCACCTATTATGAAAAGGAGACATCCAATGCTCCAATGGCGAAAGTGACCGTATCACCTGCCAATGGGGTTTGGTCAACCACCTGATCGTTATCGTAGGCAAGAACATTTCCTGTATCGAGAGTGGCAGCATCCACAAGGGCCATACCGACTACCGCAGACCAGTTACCAGCCCCTACGGTTGGGAAGGTTACTGCATGTTGATTATCACATGCTCCTCCACTTACGTCTTCCCATTCTGGAGACCCTGCCGCTGCCTTATTTACCAGAACCCTTGCGTAACCTGTCCCTGCTATTTCCTTTCCGGCTGTGGTCAGGGTAGTATCGGCATCAGCTCCAGCGCTGTCAAGCAGAGCAACATACGTGGCTGGCTGTGCGTAATCGGTATTTCTAAACATCAGGTCCAGAAGCCAGTTACAAAGTTGAGTGGTGATCCCTTCCCCTGATGAGGCTGAAATCTCCACATATGCCTGCCCGCTTGCCACGGACGGGGTATTCCCTGAAACGGGAACAATATTCGGGGTCATAGCACCATAAGCGAGCATATTCCCTGCCCCATAGGTTCCCGAGTCAACAATCGCCCAATGAGAAACCGTTCCCCAGGCGCCGGAAGCCTGGTTAAACGTAACCGCTCCAGTCTGGGAAATTTTGCGACTCCCTGCTGCGGAGAAGGTAATCGCTTTACGGGTATAATTGTTTGCATTTGCGACCTCGCTCATAGATGCCCCTGTCCCTGTTTCCCCAGGGTCGCCTGTGGCAAGAGCCAAATAAACAGTGGCGACATGACTATAGGCCGCTCCAAAAATGTGATTCATTAAAGCATTTTCGCCAAAATTTGATAATGATCCCATGATTTTCCTCCTTTAAGCGTCGTGAATTAAGTATTTAACCTTTTTAGATTCAATTATCCTTTTTGGTGTCTTAGATTCAATATTTAGGTCAACCATTGCCCCAAGGATAACCAAAGTTACAATTAAATCATCGGGGGTAATGGTTGTTCCTTGAATATTAGCCAAAAGACTTCTTGCCGTTGTTGCGACAATATTAGGCGTTAAACTTTGTGCCACAATTAAAGATGAAAGAGATCGGGCCATCGAGGCAACGACATCCGGCGTAAAAGTAACTCCGGCAATGGCGGCCGCCAGCGAGATGAAGTTTTCAATCACCGCTGTAATATTTGGAGTCATGCTGGTCGCTGTTATATTCGCAAGCATATTTCTGGTGATCGACGCAATGATATTTGCCGTAATACTCTGAGCAGGAATCGAAACCATTAAAGCCCTTGCCGTGATTGCGGCTATGTCTGGGGTCGTGCTTATGGCCGAGATGTTTGCAATCAGGCTGATGATGCCTTCCATTGTGGCCGTAATATCTGGCGTATAGCTTCCGGCTACGATATTGGCCATTAATGCTCTTGCAACGGTTATGGAGATGTCGGGCGTAAGGCTCCCAGCCGGAATCGAAGCGAGAAGAGCGCGGGCAATCGTTGCAGAGACATCAGACGTGGAGCTTACTCCTGCGATGTTGGCCAGCATGGCTCTCTCGATAATAGCTGCAATGTCGGGTGTGACCGTGGCTCCGGGTATGTTGGCAATTAAATCCCTGATTACAGCGGCTGCAATATCCGGAGTGAGGCTCTGTGCTGCAATGCCCGCAAGCATGGCCCTTTGTACAATCGCTGCCACGTCAGGAGTAGCGCTGACCCCGCCGATATTACTCAGCAGAGCCCTGGCGATGGTGGCCGCAACATCGGGTGTCGTGCTCGCTCCCACAATGGAGGCCAGGAGGTTTCTGGTCTCACCCGCCGCTACATATTCATCCGCCCCGATGTCCCAGGTGCCAGTACGGGTTACACCGTCTATGTCGTCAGAGAAGAGACCAGAGCCAGGATCGGAAACGCCATAGTCTTTGGCTCCAGCATCGGTGGAATCCAAATG